GACGGGACCGGCGGCAGTCAGACGCTTCAACGGCTTCATATCGCCAGGCAGGGCGCCCCGCGGCCACCAGCTTGGCCCATCCGTCCGCGTCTTCAGCATCCTGGAAGAGATACCACGCGCACCGGGCGCTTTCCCGGCGGAGGAAGTGGGATGACGACCAAAGCAGCGGTAACGCCCAAGCCTGAAACCACACAGCCTGCGCCCATTGAGGCGACCTCGTTGCAGGTGATAGGCTACGAGGCGCGCAAGCGGGCGCTGGAACTGGTATATCGGCAGGAAGCGCCAATCACAGATACGCTGGTGCGCGCGAACGATTTGGCGTCCTTCATGCTGCTGGGTACGACGACAGCGAAGAGTAAGCCGTGATCGCCAACATCCTACGCCTAGCCAAGCGCATCTGGCGCTACCGTTCAGCCATCACAGGCAGGTATGTCAACAAGGCGTATGCGGATGCACATAAGGGGGAGACGGTGCGGGAGAGGGTTCGCTAGGGTTGCCATTAGAAATGGTTGGTAATCCCAACCTTTCCGCCTTCCAGGCGGATGGAGCGGAGCGGGGAGGGGGTGTCGTCGGTCACTTCGCCGCTATGTACTCCTCCTGCCAGCGATCCATATGATGTTGTTCACCGACGATCGAGGGCTGCGCCAGACGTGGCCCTCTCGCTCTAGGCGGGTCAGGCGGCGCCGCATATCACTCGTCGGCACGTTCATACGCGCGGCGACCATCCATGTGCCGGCACCGGTTCCCACCGCTCGCAGCACCTTCGCGTCGTAATCACTGACCCGCTCCACCACCTCCGGCGGGATGCTTGCCGGGGCGGTCATGGGCGCAGAACCGGCACGTTAGCCGCCTCTGCTCGCCGGACCATATCAGCCGTGCCGCGGCCGCCTGGGAACGCCATCACGAGATCAGGCTTTCCGTCGTCCAGCATCTGCTTGTTGCGGATTGGCCCAGCGGCCCGACCATTCCGCTTCCAATCGGCCACGAAGTGCTCGATCGGCACGCAGTTGATGGCAGCCCATTCGTAGGCGAACCTGTCAGCGCCAGATGCTCCGCCCTCAATTATGCGGGTGATGCCCTTGTTGTCGTGTAGATCGTCAAGCGCAACGTCGACGGCCCGCTGGTCGCTGAAATCGCGACCGCCACAGACAAGCACCCTCACTTCTCCACCTCGGCAGCGGCGAGGGCACGGCCGCGACGGATGGCGGCGAGGGCGGACTGCACGCGCAGGCGATTATCTTGCCCGCCCTGTCGCGTCTGGACAGCAAGATCGCCTCGCCCAGCGGCATCGTAGACACCGGCCACACATTCGCGCGCCTCGATCAGGTCAGGGTCGATCGGGTCGGGGAGCATAGCGACGATGGCGCGAGCTTCGGCAACCATGGCGGTGCCATCAATAGCAACGTACTTCTGCTTGCCTTCGCCCGCTTGTGGCGCCCCCATCTTCCGCATCAGCGCCACCATCCGCTCGTGCATTTCCCTCCCCACCGTCACCGTGTCGGCGGGAAGGGGCTCGGGGCGGCGATTGCGGATGCGCCAGCCTGACATGCCCGGATATGGTTGACCGCTATTGTAAAAGCGGCCTACGCATGTTTTCTTCTCAGTATCCCACCGTACGTCGTGATTGAAAGAATACGCGTTAGCATGGGGATGGACGACTGCAGGATACGCTGATCCGCCATTCCACACCGCCTCCAGCGGTTGCGTCCAGTCAATCTGCTTGGTATCTGCCGCATCGGGCATGGCGAACTCTCCTTCGCGTGTCAGGCCGGGCGGTCACAACACCGACCCGGCCACCCTTTCTACGACTTAGCCGGCGGTTTCGCAAGCGTCATTAGCCCCACCTCCCTTGCTCTCCGCGTCGGGGAGGGCGGCCGACCGGGCTAGGCGAACCGCATCCCACATGCCTTGAGCGCGAGTACCGTCCGTCTGGCGCGGGTTACCTGGCAGCGGTATCGCTCCAGACACGTCGCCGATAATACGCTCACGCATTTCCTCCCGCCCGGCCGCGCGCCCGATGGCTTCGCGCTCGGAGGCGTATTGGAGCATGGCGGCGAGCGCGAAGCCTGTTCCAGCCGGCGATCCAATCGGCGCATAGGCCATGCGGTCGGGAATAACCGCCATGAGCACCTGGCGCGCCCGATCCTCACCCTGCATCGCTCTGCTCCTGTGGGGCGGCGGCGGCCAGCGTAGAAGCAGCAAGAATCAGCCACTTACGCTTAGTGGCGCGTGGCGTGTCCGCCCATGGCGTCAAGCGCTTGCCTGCTTGAAGAGTATCTCGAAGATGCTTGGCGGCCGAATCGATCTGATCGTCCCGCCACCCCTCCGAGCCTGCGGGGGCGGGCGGGGCTGCGGCGAGCATGGCGGCGTAGACATGAGTCGCGGCATCGCATCGCGCTTCGTGATTGATGCCGTCTTCAAAAATGTAATCAGCGCCCGCCTGATCCATTTGCGCTGTCGGCTTTACGGGCGCCATCACCCACTTCCGTTCGTGATCCATCCTATTGATCCTTGGATGAGGGGAGGGCAGCAAAGCGACGCAGCGCCTCGTCGGCTTCACGTTGAGCCCGTGCCCAATTTGCTGCCTGTCGATCTAGAAAGCGGATGATTTGCGCGTCTCGGGCGTGCCGCTCACGAAGGGCCTCGCCTATGCTGTAAACCGTACGGCTATGCTGCCTCACCGCTTCACCCCCACCCACTTAGCGAAGCGCACCAGCACGCGCGGACGACCGGCGGTGATGCAGTCGCGGAGGTAGATGTGGGTGGCGTCGGCTGCGATTAGGGCCAGGAGGACGGAGAGGATGGGGGCGGCGGTCATAGCGGCCGCCTCCACGACTGCATCCGAAGATCGCGGGCGTAGTGCGGATTGTGGCGGCTGGCGTGCACGTCTCCGAACAGAGGATGGGTCATATACCATCCCTCTATGATCTGCGGCCGCTGATCGTAGCGACGCGGGCGGACGAAAGCGTTGCGCCTCACTTCCCGCCTCCTGCCGTAGAGGCGGCTAGGGCGGGAAGGTCGAGCGCGGCGTGGAGAGAATACTGATTCCACGCCGCGGCCCTGCCTCCGTCAGCAGCGCACGACGCTTCGGGATCGCGGCACCAGCATTTATCCCATCCTGCCAGGAAAGCCGCCTTGATCATCTTCCTGGCCTCAGGAACATGATCCGCCTCCACCCCCGCGCGCCCGGCGTCGTCCGGCTTGAAGAAGCACATTGCATGATGGTCGCCTTCCGCATTGCTGCCCTTTGGCAAGCTGCAGTTGCAGCGGCCTGCATCGACAAGCCCGGCGTCGTCCGGCGCTTCGGTGGGCGGGATACCAAGCGCCCGTAGCAGCCGCTCGATTGAGCGAGCCCACCCCGTCTGACAGCGCTCGCCATCGTGAAATTCCGTGCCTTCCACGATCCATTCGCGTGCGTTCCGAAGGTCGAGCGGTGTCAGCCCGTCCGGCGCTTCGGTGGGCGGGAGGGCGGCGTCTGCCAGCGCCAGCCAGCGAGCCAGAAACGGCGGGCCGGACAGCGGCATTTCCGCATTGGTCTGCCACCATCCGTCGCACCATTCGTCCGGTATGCGGCCTTCGGTATCATCGTGCTTCACGTCGGCCCAATAGAGCCGCTTCGCCAGCGCCTCCCGCACCTCCGCCGACGCTACCGCAGCGGCGAGACGAGCCTGCTCACCTTCAATTGCCGCATTAAGCCGGTGTTGCTCTGCGATACTGTGACGAACCTCCGCTCGCGCCTCTGTTGGCGTCATATCAACCGGATATTCTCCGTGATAAAGATCGCTCATAAGGACTTCTCCACCGACGCTACCGCCGGGGTCGTGAGGCGGGGGGAGGCTTCCGGGTGCGCCCCCAGGTCCTGCCAGTATTGTAGCGGGACATGGGCCTTGGCCGGATCGCAATGCGACCATTCAGGACCATCGAGCGTCAGGATGCAGGTAGCGAACGCCCGCTCGAAGTGGCGGCCTAAAGCTGTGGTGACGTAGCCGCCAACAGCGTAATGGCCTCCTACTGGCGGCGGCGATGACATGCGCGTCCAGCGCCCACCCCCCTCCGTCGTGGTGGTGCGGGCGGCTTGATCGGCGGCGAGGCGAGTGTTCCACGCGGCGGCTGCTTGCTCGCGATTGACGCGGTTTATGCGCGCGCAAGTGTGCGGGCACCATATCTCAAATCGCTGGAACGGCTCGCCGTGGAGTTGACAGCGTTGCGCTTTGGTCAACCCTTGGTGAGGCCGTGCGCCGCAGAACGGACACGGCAGAAGCGTCACCCCCGCCGTGCCGGCGTCCGAGGCGGGCGTGGAGGGGGCGATCATGGCTGCACCACGCGGTAGGCAACAATGTCGAACTCGCTGTCCCGGTGGTCCCAGCGCCACATATCCGCAGGTGCAGCTGTGCGATTAAAGTCGGGGGAGTACCGATAGCGGCGCTCCACCAAATCGCCTGGCGCAACCGGGCAGTCACCGCCCGTCCAAGCGATCCAGCCATCTTCGCGCCCCTCGGGCACGCTATCGTCTTTCATGCGGTGGGCCTTTCGGTGGAGTGGAGATGGGCGGCGATCATGCGACCATTCGAGACAGAAGCGTCTCGGCCGGCACCTGCGTGGTGACGCGCTTGGCGTAGGCGATGGCCTCGTGGACCGAATTGCCGTCCCGGCCCTGTTTCCGGGCGGCGTAGCTCCACGCCATGCTGTCGGCGGTCCAGAGCAGCGCGCGGACGATCGGAGACGCCAGCGCCGTCAGCTTCAGGCCGAAGCCATGCAAGCGAAGGTCCGGCCGCTCGCGCTTGATCGCCAGCAGCACTTCCTCGATCGCCACAGGATCGCCATTGCGCTTGCAAACCGAGCCGACCCCGACCCATGCGCCATGCGCAAGCCGGTCGCCGTACATGCGGAGGTGCCGCACATAGTCTGCTGGCGTGTGGCCTTGCAGGACCGGCATCAGGTAGGTGCCGCTCAGGTCGAAGGCTATCAGCGCATCGTATCGCGCGACTGTGAGCTGCTGATGCTCCAGCACCGTCTTGCCGGTGATCGCCAGCATGTGCGGCTCGCACATCCAGTCCTGCGTCACCGCGGCGAGTAGGCGCCCGCATCGCGACCAGCGACGGATATGCGCGGCGTAGACCTCCGGGCCCTCCGGATAGCCGCCATGCTTCAGGATCGTGGAGAAGGCTCCGCTGTCCATGATCCAGTCGCCGACCACGAAGTCGCTCTTGCGGGCGGCCAAGCGATGCACGGAGATAAAGGGGGCTTCCACATGCCGCGCATCGGACGGCTGGTGGATACCGACAAAGAAGCGGTCCACGGGTCACGCCGACCATTCCGCACCCAAGCGGTCGGCCTGCCGCCAGACACGGACGCGAACGCAATTGCAGAGCATCGAGACACGCTCGCAAATGTCCTCGTTCCAGTCGGCCCCGATCGGCAGCGTGGAGCCTTGTAGCGGGTCCAGCAGCATATCGAGTGCAGCGAGGTAGAGGCGAGCGTCGGCACGCGCAGGTGCGCCGAACCAAGCCGTGATATGCCAAGTATGCTCGTGCGGGTGGCCCTCGACGCAATGATGCGTGGCGGTCAGGTCGGCGCAGACCATGATGCGGGTCTGGCCAGGGCGCCTCCCCGCCACCGCAGCGACTTGCTCGGGGGTGGGCGCGGTCATGCTGCGGCACTCCGCTCAGCATCACGATCCCGGTAGGTGTCCGGCCGGTATTCGACCGGCAGCACGTCATAGGGATGCGCGTTTAGCGGCCACTCGCGACCAGGGAGAGCGATTTGCACGTACTGGCGATTATTGCCGAGAAAGAAGGCCAGCTTACCTTCGACGGTGATCGGGTCGCCCCAGCGTGGAGGCGTCACGCGGTCGCGGCGGCAGCGGGCGAAGCGTAGGAAATCGCCGAATGGCGTACTGCTGAAGACGTCCGACCGCCAAGCGCTGGCAAGGGCCTTTCCGCGAGTGAGCGCGACGATCGCCTCCTGACTGATTGAGCCGGATGCCCACGTCACGGATACGATCCAGCGCTTAAGGTGCAGGTCGCTACCCACGCCCCGTCTCCCCGTTGAGGGACAGGGCGGCGCGGGCGTCTTCTACCGTGCTTTCGATCAGCGGCAGGTATGGGTGGCGCTCAAGATCGTCGGCCTTCACATCCTCGCGGATGAAGCTGGCATATTGCTCCAGCAGGTCGGCCGACGTGGCAACGACTACCCGCATCCGCTCCAGGTCGGAGGCTTGGGTGCGAGTGGTGGAAAGGAGCGAGGGGAGGGCGTTGCGGAGAGCGACGATCAGGGCGGCGTTGGCGTAGGTCTCGGCCTCGGTCCGCTCATCCGTAGGCCAGAGCATCAGCGCGATCGGCAGGAAGTCGCCGTCCTTGCCGAAGCGGTCGCTGACGATGCCGGCATAGAAGGGGTTGACGGTCCATTCGCCCGAAGTCGCTTCTGCCTCCAGCCGCTCTAGCTGGGATAGGGGGGCGGTCATGCCAGATGCTCCATGAGCCAGACGACAGCGGGAAAGACGAGATTGACGGCCACCTGATAGATGACAGCCCAGGCCGCCACTAGCAGGCAGGCGCAGGTGAACCACGCCACCAAGCGCCAGCCGTGCGACAAGGCGGGTTCCGCTTCTACCGGCATCAGATGCGTGCGACGGGTGGCGTAGCCACGGTGTTCGAAGGCGCGGTTGGTATCGATCATGCCTGCTCTCCTTGTTCAAGCGCCCAGCGCGCTTCCTGTTCAGCCCTTACCCGCGCCCAATGCGGCAAGAACAACGCGTCTATCGCGGCCTGACCCTGCTGGCGCTCCGTGTTAAAGGGAGTCTGGTCGTGCCAGTATTCCGCCAGCACCATGTCTACACGTTCCGGGTGCCTCGCATCACCGTGCTGACCCAAAGCCGCTGATGATGTGAACCGGCGGCCGCATGTGAGGCAGCGGAAAGCTTTTGAGGTAGCGGGACTCACAGTCGCCCCCACCATTTAGCCGCATCCCAGCAGTCCGCCGGCGGACATTCCCCGAAGATCGCGCGATAGACACCGTTACGCGCCTGGCGGCGATCCTCCGCCACCTGTACGGGGTCGAATACCGTCTGCATCGTCTCGCCGCTACGCGTGTCGCGGTGCTCCTGCTCGGGCAGGGTGGGGCGGGCGAAGGGGTTGGAGCGGGTCACTTGCGATTACCTATTCCAAGCACCACCCCAAAGCAGATGCATGACACCAGCGCGAGTGTTGCGTGAAAGGCGAACCGGACAAATTCGACAGTACCAACTGCCTCGCCAGCAAAACCGCCGTTGACTATGGCTCCTGCCATTGTGACGATAAGTGCTAACCAGAACATACCACCTCCACCACCCGGCGAGTGCCGGCGTTGGGGGTGAGGTAGCGGGTGGGGCGTAAGGTGTCAACACATAAAAGCACATAGCGCGCAATTGACCGCACGCCTTCCACACGCTATCTCGCGCGCATGACAAATCGTAACGACTTGATGCTGGCGGTACGCGAACGCGCCTTTGCGGCGCGGCTACCGCTCTACACGCTGGCAGAACGCGCGCAGGTTTCCGGCACGTCGATCACGCGGTGGATCAAGCACCTAAACGGCAAGCCTGGCGGCTGCGTGCCATCGCTGCCGACGATTGGGAAGTTGGAAAAAGCGATAGCCCAGGTAGAACGTGCCAATGTGGGGTGATTGCGAAACTGACCTAGAAGTCACCATCCGCCAGTTCCGCGCAGCACTACCCGGCTGGTGGTACAGCATGGGTGAGTGCGACGTATCGTGTCACGCCTCATGCGCGCCGACCAGGGACAGCGCAGATATAGATCGCATTCGTCAGCCGGGCGATTGTTGGGATGTCGGCTTCGATGCCGATTTGGCACAGCCCTCAACACTGGCAGCGGCGCTGCGCGATGTCATGTCGCAGGCGTTGACAGCCATTGCAGAGGAGCAGGCGGCATGACCCGCCGCACCACCGGCAGCGTACACGTTCGCACCCCCGCCGCCATGCTTGTATCTCGACAGGAAGTAGAAGCCGCACGCCTCGCCCGCCATCGCAAGGTCGTAGCAGAAGGTACACAACGTGAGTTAGAGCGCCGTCGCGACAAGGAGGCATGGGAGCGTGAGATAGTGGGGAGGATGGAAGGCGAGCGCGCTTGGCTGGCGGAGCGGCAGACGGGCCTACCGACTGCGCCTTGCTTCAAGTGCGGCGCGGCTCGGTGGTGTTCTCATAGGAAGCCTGATCCCGCTTAAGCCCCCACAATCGAACCACCTCTGCCTCCACATACGGCCGCACCCTGTCCGGGATCGCGGCCAATTTTTTGCGCCGTTCGTCCACATTCCCCAGTGCCACAATCTCGTCGGCGGCCTGCCAGAAAAAGAAGCGCGACCAGCTTGCGATCGAGGCGGGAACTTCGCCCATGCCCAAGCGACCGGTCAGGAGTTGCTGGAGCCACCAGGTTACGGGGCGGACTTCAGCCATTCCTCAAACCCCTCCCATGCTCCCGCGGCCCCCAGCCCCACGCACACGAACGCGCCTGCTTCCTGAGCTGCCAGCAGATACGCTTGCTGCCCCGGCTGCCAATGTGAAAGCGTATGATCCTGTCGCTTTATCTCACAGACAAAGGCACGGGCAGCAGGAATGATTACATCAGCGGCGCCCGGCGTCATTCCCTCGGCCTTGTGCTTCAATACGGTGGAAAATTGACCACCTTCCTTCAGGCCTTCGTTTCGAGGATGCAAGGCCAGCAAGCCCCACGTTTCGGGATACTCACGTCGAAGGCGGTTGAAGAAGCTTGCCTGTTCTACCTCTTCACGTGGGCATTTTCCCCTAAAGGTCGTGTCACCATACACTGAAATATCGGGAGGAAACTTCATGCGGCTTTCTCAAGTGCGTCGGCGGGTTCGTTGAAGGCGAGGATGCGGTAGAAGTTGCTAGAGGCTTCCTTGACATACGAAATAGTGGACGGCTGCCCCTCCCGCGTCGCTTCCTCAAACCGCACCCAATCAGCTCGCGCACGCGGATGCGTGGCCTCCGACTGGTGCCACGTCGAGAAGCGCCGGAAAGGCGTCACCCAATCAGCCCGCACGGTCGGATTGCCCTTCTGGGACACGCTTTCGCGAACCGTCATAGACAGCACCACGTCCGTCTGCGGCTGATACGGGTCCTTTTTCATGGCTTGGAAGTCGATTATCAGCCGTTCGTTAGGATCGATGATCTCAGCCTTGCATGATCGGCAAAAGCGCGCCGCGATATCATTCTTTTCCCCGCACGCTTCGCAATCCTTGCTAGTCCAGTAATAAGCGCAGCGGTCGTATTCCGTGGAGACCCCCAGCTTCACCAGCCCGTTACACCTACGTCCGAAGTGCCCTGGCATTGGACCATGCGGCTCCACAATCACCTGCTGCCCCCATACGTCCAAGCAGTAGCCGTGCTTGTCCAGTTTGTACGCTGCGCCCTCAGGATTGGCCTTGAAAGCGTTCTCATAGCCGCAGGCGGGGCACTCCGCCGATACGTCGCTTCCGCCCTCAACGGCTTTTCCTGCCTTAATCTGGGGGGTATATATGTCACCGCTGGGGAAGTGCCGCTCTACGTTGCCGGCATAATCCAGCCACAGGGCGTCCTTCTTGCCTTCGAATAGCCGCCATGCCCGTCCGAGAATCTGCGTCAGCAGCGTGGCAGACTCGGTAAACCGCAAGACGGCGATGATCTCGGTCCAAGGAGCGTCGAAGCCTGTCGTGAGTTTCCCGACCGAGACGACGTAGCGCTTCTTGTGGGACCGATAAGCAGCCACCGCCCGCTTCTCCGCTGCGGGGTCCATGTCGCCCGTCACCAGCACGGAATTGTCCGGCGGAAGGGATGCCATGATCTCATGCGCGTGGGCCACGGTAGCGGCAAAGAGCATCACCCCACCCTTTCGCCGCTGGGCTTGGGCCACTACGTCAGCAACAACGTGCGCCGTCTGCCGGCCATGGCCGACGAACGCCCTCTCGACTGCTGCGTCATCAGGGCGTCCGTTCGGCAGAAGGGTGATGCCAGATGTGTCGTAGGAGTCGGCGTTGATGGCGCCGATCGTCATGGGCGTGATGTAGCCCGCCGCCAGCATCTCCTGAGCGGATACGCGGTAAACGCATTTGGTAAAATACGGGTCGCGACAGGTGTCGTCTCCGTTTACCCGGCCGTCCGGATGCTGACGGAAGATGTAGCCGCGTCCGAGGACGTAGGGGGTACCTGTGGTGCCGACCACGCGCAGGTTTGGGTTGCCCTCGCGCATGGCGTCAATGATGGCACGGACTGTGGGCGTCATGCCGTGGCACTCGTCCACGACGACCGCGCAATAGCTGCCATCGTTAAACCGGCTAATGGCGTTCTTGACGGTGCCAGGCGTCGCAAACACGATGTTGTGCCGCGTGCTTTTGGCGCCCGCGCTGGCAGAGAAGATAGACGACGGGTGGCCCGTGGCTTGCATCTTATCGCGGTTCTGGAGGACCAGCTTGGCGTTGGGGGCGAGGCATAAAATGCGCTTGCCGCCCGAGATGGTGTGCAGCCTGTCCGCGATGTAGGCGATCATGTGCGACTTGCCGGCGGCGGGTGCGGCATCAATCAGACAGGGGCTGGTGGTGGTCCGCATATAGGCCAGGGCGGCGTCGCAGGCGGCTTGCTGATAGGGGCGGAGGAGCATCTAGGACAGCTTCCAATAAGTGGTAGCCTTCCCAGTCCACTTCCCCAAGTCCGCCTCCGGACACAACGCCTTCAGAGCCTTGGCATAGGACACCGCCCCCGCCTTCTCCACGCGCGTCAGCTTGCGTCCGGCAAAGTGGGCGTCCTGATCCTTCGCGGCAGTAACCATCTCCACCAGCAAGTCCTTCTTGCGCTCCTTCGCCCGCTCCTCCGCCTCGCATAGCTGATCCCACTCCGCGACCATCTGGTGGGCGGTGGGGGTGTCAATGGTGACGCGTAGGTCCTGAATATGCTCAGCGGGATCGTTCAGGGCGTCTAGGTATTCGGCGTAGAACTGTCGCAACTTGGGTAGGGCATTATCCCGCCACTCCTGATCCGGATGAACCGTCTCGTCCCTGTGCCCGTGCGGCGTCCACTGGCTAAAATGCCATTTGTTACGACCGGTGACGAACAGGCTGAACTGCACTTGATCGTAATAATGCGACAACTCGCGAACCGATTTAAAGACCGGATTGGGGTCATGCCGCAACCCAAACGGACATTTAGCCTCCAACCCCTCGTCATCGTCCACAAGGCCGTCCGGGGAGCAGCCGGCCCAATCCTCGTGCGGAATGAAGCCGCTGGCTGTGGCGCGTAGACCCGTGCGGTCCTCCCATTCCCCGATCGCCATCGGCTCCATGGCCGTGCCCCATTCGGTAGCGGCGTTGCCGGTGAACTCACGCGGAGCATGAAGGGCATCGCGCACCATGCGGCGCAGGACAGCGGCGCGGGTAGTGTGGGGGGAGTGGCCCAGGATGGCGCCGACGCTAGAAGCGGTGATGCGTCCGAGGCGGGCGGCGTGCCAGCCCGGAGTGCCTTGGGGGGCGGTCATGCCTTGATTCCCAAGGCTTTACGCATCATTGCTTGAGCATCCCGCGCACCAGCCTCATAAGCGGCGTTCTCGGCCCGTTCTATTGCCATGCCTATCTGAGCAGCAAACGCGCTGGTTAGGCTAGGACATACAGGAAACAGCGTAATTGCCCCGCCAAGGGTAACGCTTTTTTCATGCGCCTCAACCATTCTAGAATAGCTGTTCTTCATACTTCCTCCATCCTTCATCTTCGCCCCGGCCACACACGGCAGCCGGGGTCCGGGGAAGGGTGGCGCCGTTTCTTTAAAAAGGAACGTCGTCGTCCAGGTCGTCGTCCATGTAGGAAGGCGCCTTTGACTTCGGTTTTGCCGCCGGGCCCTCGGACACCTCCGACGACTTCGGCTTTGCCGCCATCAGCCAGTTACCGCCGGGCACCTTGCCGCCCGTGCCGTCATCCTTGTCCCACACCCCTAGCGTAGCCACGAACTGCGCGCCGGTCAGCGCCAACGCCAACTGCTCATCGGTCGGGCTGGCGGTCAGCTTCGCCAACCGTCCCTTGGCGTTGGCGTCGATCGTCAGCAGCATCCGGCGGTGCTTGTCGCGCTTCGTCAGAGCCTTGGCCTGATCAAAACTGCCGTTCGTTTTTACACCAGGGTCCAGATCGCCTGCCCACAGCTTGAAGAACAAGATGCGGTTGGCGTAACCCTCGGGCTTGAGAACGCGGCACTTGAGGTTAACGAACTTCTCTTCGACCTCATAGCCCTTCTTCCAGATCGCCTCATCGACCATGACGAGGACGGACGTGCCCTTAGGAATAGGCTCGAAGTCGCCGCCACCCGCGCTGTATTCCTTTTCGATGGTGTCTGCGGCGTTTGTGCCGTCTGACAGGTCCCAGAAACTCATGCTTCTTGCTCCTCTTCGCTCTTAACTTCTTCCGTGATTTCCTGCCGCGGCGCACGGCGCTTAGCCTCGACTAGAAACGCCAAGGGGTTTTCGCCCTTCTTCACGTCGATATCGTCTGTAATGCCGAAGCGGTTCTTGGCGACAGTGGCGGGGGTCATGTACGTCACCAGCACGCGGTCCCCGGTCGTGATGGCCTTCTTCTGACCTTCGTCGCCGCGCACGATCACCGCTTGCTTGATAAAACCCACTAGATCGACGTTATCGACATACGGCGCCATGCTCTTGCCGGGCAGGCGCAGGCTATACTGACTGTAGCCGTCGCTGTCCGGCGGGTCGATGCGGGCGATGTCAGCGTGCGCTAGGAACAGCGTGTGCATCCCACGTTCCTTCCTCAGCGCCTCGACCATGCGCCGGACGCGCATGTGACAGGCCATCACCGCTGCCGGGCCAGCTCCGTAGCCGCCAAGCGCCTGATTGATGCCGCGCGCCTTTGGGTCCTGTGCCAGCACGTCCGCGACGAAAAGCTGCTCCAACCCCGTGCAGGAATCAATGACCAGCGTCTTGTATTCGTGGTCGTCCTCGCGCAGCGCCTTGAGGACGGTCCAAAGATTGTCGGCGGTGCCCAGTTCCTCCGGCAGCACGTCCGGCATCTGGTCGCGCGGAATGTCGCGGGGAATAGCTTCGCCCTGTGTGCGAACCACCAGAGGATTGGGGAAGGTGGTCGCCAAGCTGGTCTTTCCCGAGCCTGCGGTGCCCACAATGGTCGCCACGATGGGCTCCCGGCGTGGCTTGGTGACGTGTTTGAGGATGCTCACTTGTTTCTCCTTCGCTCTGCGCTTGCTACGTAAGCCGACGTTGTGTAGGCTGTCAACCGACAATCTGGAGGTTTGAATGACATTGGACGAGATCAGGGCGCAGCTACAGGATCGCCGCGTGCGGATGGTCGCCAAGGCGATAGGGGTACATCACTCTACGATTTATGCTTTGCGGGATGACCCTGGGCATATCCCGACGCGGCGCGTGGCGGAGAAATTGGCGGACTATTTTGCGAGGCCGGTGGCATGATTGTGTGGCAAGTTAAGGCGATCAGAGAAGAGTATGGCCTCGGCATGGAGGACGCCAAGAAAGCTATTCAGATAGCTAATGATCGTTTCGATGGAGACATCAATCTTGGTGTCCGCTGGGTTCATGCTGATGGATTTGCGGTGTCGGTAAGAGGCGACCGTGCAGCGTGGAATGATGCTTGGGCCAGGGGCGCAGGTGCATGACCCGCCGTGGTTACGACTGGGACGCCATAAGATCGTCCTACCCCTTGCGCGAGGTGCTCGGCCGCGCCCTCAAGGTAACGAAGGTTGCGGGCTGGTATGAGGCGCTTTGCCCGTTTCACGACGAACGCACGCCCAGCCTCAAGTTCCGCGAGGCCGACGAACACTGGCATTGCTTCGGGTGTGGCAAGAGGGGCGACGTGATCGACTTCGTGTCGGAGTTCGAACACGTTTCCAAGCCGGAAGCCATCGCGCGGCTGACGGGCGGACAGGCGGTCGAGTTTTCGGAAGAGGACCGCCGCCGCCGGGATGAATGGCTGAAGGCAGAGGCCGTCAAGGAAGAATCCCGACAAGCTGCCGCCATCGAACTGGCCCGTCGCCGTTGGGATCGCGCCACGCCCGTTGACGGCGCCTCCAACGCCTATCTTGAACGCAAACAGGTGGCGCCCTTCAACATACGCGCGGAGGGCGCTTCGCTGCTCATTCCCATGTGGGACGCTGAAGGTGACCTTATCAACGTCCAAGCCATCCCCCCGGAGGAAGGCGGCCGCAAGCTGTTCCATACCGGCTGTCCTACGGTTGGCGCACGCTTCTATATCGGCGGGGCCTTCTCCAGTCGCCTTTTCATCTGCGAGGGCTTTGCCACCGGGGCCACGGTTTTCGATGCCACCGTGGATCATGTCTGCGTTGCTTTCAGTCAGGGGCAGGTTGCCAACATCGCCCGCGAGATGATGGCCGCCGGCCGAGACGTGGTGATTGCCGCCGATCGCAAGGCACTGGACGTCATGACGCGACTGGGCGCGGAACTGGGCGTGCCTGTCATTGCGCCGCCGGCCACGCTGGAGAAGGGCGACGACTTCAACGACCTGATGGTGGAGTCGGGTATCGAGGCCGTGGCCGCCACGATCCGTCAGGGTTTGGTGGACTTCGCCAATAGGCCTCCGCCTCCGCCCGCGCCGCCTGAGTGCGCCATATCCTTCGTGGATGCCATGGATTTTGTGGAGGGCGAGATACCTGTCCGCCCGTGGCTGGTGCCCGGCGCGTTGCTGGCGGGTTCCACGCATATCCTTGCGGCGCCAGGCGGCACGGGGAAGTCCGTGTTCACGCTCCAGATGGCTCTCATGCTGGCGACGGGCGAGGCATGGGCGCGGTGGCAGCCCAAACGCAAGTGCCGGGTGCTGGTCATCAACGCGGAAGACGACATCAACGAACAGCGTCGCCGCATTGCCGGCGCCAAAACCGCCATGGGGCTGACGACGGACCAGTTGCGCGGGCAGATCATTATTGCCGACAACCCCGACAGCATCGTCATGGCGACCACCGACGACAAGCGAAAGGCGCAGGTCGCCACGCCGCTGGTGGCGCAGCTCGTGGACGTGATCCGGCATCACCAGATCGACGTCGTGGTCGTTGACCCGTTCGCGGAGACGTTCGACGGGGATGAGAACTCAAATGGGGACACCAAGTGGGCCATGAAGATATGGCGCGACCAGATCGCCAGGCCGACAGGGTGCGCGGTCTATCTGGTTCACCACACCACCAAGGGGTCGGAGGACAAGGCAGGTTCGGCTGACGTGATCCGTGGCGGCGGCGCGATCGTCAATTCGGCACGGCTGGCGGCCACGCTGTTCGTGATGACGCCCGGAGAGGCTGAAACCATGCAGGTCAAGCCGGATCAACGGTTCCGCTATGTGCGTTTTGATGATGCCAAGTCCAACAATTCACTGATCGGTGGCCGCAAGTGGTTCGAGAAGGTGTCTGTGATGCTTCAAAACGGGCCTGCTGGCGACAGTGAGGGCGGAGATGAGGTGGGCGCCCTTATGCCGTGGAATCCGCCGGGGCTGGGGGCCTACGAACCTGCTGTGCTTATGAAGCTGCTACAGGCCATCGAAGACGGGTATGTGGACGAGGATGGTGTGGCGACCGATGTGCCGTTCGGGAGGTCGGCTGCGGGCAAATCTAAGCGATGGGTGGGCCACCTCATGGCTGACATGATGAGTGCCGATGACATCGAGGCACGCAAGCTCATCACGCTTCTGGAGGATGCCAAGATCATCAGCGAGGTGGACTTTCACGACCACAGCAAGGGGCGTGCGGCCAAGGGTCTGAAGGTCGATATGGACGCTGCCAGGACGGCTCTGGGGCTCTCCCCCAATTCTTGAATGTAATTGGGGGAAGACTGGGATAATGGAAACAAGAATGGCGGAAAACCGCCACACCCCCAACTCCCCAATTACCGCCCCCCTAAAGGGGGGGGCGGTTAATCGGGGAAGAAGTTGGGGAAGCGTGGCGGTTTTCAGATTGGTTCGGGAAGGCGAATATGAAGAGCGATTTGCGAGCAAGGGTTATGGCGTTTTGCGGGGTGTGTGATAGGCCATGCCGGGCCTGTATGGGTGCGATTGTAGCCAACGATAAAAAACAGGAGGCGATGCGACGAACCGAGTGGCAGGGCGGTTGACGGGGGAACGCGGACAAGCGATATAGCGCCAGATTGTGGAGGTAGATATGGATCGGACAAAGCTTGACGAAGCAGTGCGCGAGGCCAAGCGGTTTATCGCTCGTGCTGAGCAGCTTCCCGACCCAAGGCCATACGAAGCGCATGGCCGGACCTACACTCAAGATTTTTGGCCGCGTGAACAGGGCGCTATCCGACGCGCCAGCATGGACCTGACGCGAGCCCTTGCAGCGTATCGGAAGCCGGCATGAAAACCGTTGCCGATCACTCCAAGGCGTACCGCAACCGCCGTCGTGAGAAGCTGGAGCGCTACGAGGCGGCGTTGCGGGAGATTGCGGCTTGCGAGAGTCGTTTTCCCGGCGACGTGGTGGATATCGCACGGAGGGCGTTGGCGTGAGCGGCTTCCCATACTCGCACCGTACGGTAGCGGAGGTGGATGGCCTAGACACCGCTTTGGTCGAGCGTATGGCTGAGGCAGCTTGGCCGGAGGTGGCGGCAGCGCGGTCAGGTCTCAACTGGCGAGAGGCGGCACCTTTGCACCGAAGTCAGATGCTAGCGGCAATGACTCAGGCTCTTGCCGCCATCCGATCCCATGACACCGCCGTCAAGGCCGCGTACGAGGCCGAGTGTGGGTGACTGGCGTTCTGGATCGTTAGCGGCTATATCGGCGCTGTACGGGCTTCTCCGGGCAAATTAGAGGGTATTGTGGATAGCGCTTTGCGGCAAGCTACGCAGGATGAACTGCTAGAGCGGTTAGCCGGTGGCGAGAGCTTGGTTGCGATCTGCAAGGACGAGCGGATGCCCTCGCTTCGCACGGTTCATGTTTGGCAGAGCGCAGATGATGACCTTGCTGCACAGATATTGCGCGCGCGGGAAGTAGGGTATCTGCTCCGCGGCGAGCGCGCCGTGCAAGACGCTAAGGACGCGCCCGATCCTGTTAAGGGTCGTCTCGCTTTTGACGCCGAGCGCTGGTATCTTGGCAAGCTGTCCAATGCTTTCAGCGACAACAAGGCGCAAAAACACGACGTACGGCACACCATGTCCGAAGAGGCGCAGGCTTGGCTAGGCCAGGGTTCCTAGAACTTGCTGCCAAGCGATGGCCGGACAAGCGTTCACGGCTGGCGGACGGGTTTTACCGCGTGAAGGACAAGACGGGCGCTGTGGTGCCGTTTCGCATGAACCGGGAGCAGGCGGCGTTCCTCGACAGCCGGCACGGAATGGACGTGGTACTGAAAGCGCGCCAGGCGGGAATGACAACGGTGATTCAGCTGGATATGCTGGATGACTGCCTGTTTCGGCCCAATACGGCGGCCGGCGTGATCGCGCACAATTTAACGGACGCCAAGGCATTCTTTGCGGACAAGATCAAGTTTGCCTACGACGGGTTGCCCCCGGAGTTCAAGGCGGCCGTCAGTGCGACGCAGGACAGCGCGGAGAGCCTCAAGTTCAGCAACGGCTCGTCCATGCGCGTCGGTACATCGCTGCGCTCGGGCACCCTCCAGCGTCTGCACGTTAGCGAGTACGGCAAGCTCTGTGCGAAGTATCCGGAGAAGGCACGTGAAGTGAAGTCTGGTGCGTTCAACACCGTGCAGGCCGGGCAGCGGATCGTGGTGGAGAGCACCGCGGAAGGTCAAGCCGGCCACTATTTCGAATTGACGCAGGGTGCGCGCCGTAAGGAGGACGCCGGCACGCCGCTGACGCCGTTGGATTTTAAGTTTCACTTCATCCCGTGGTGGACATTGCCGGAGTACGTTCTGCACGACGACGTGGCGATTCCGGCAAATATGCAAGAGTATTTCGAGGCGTTGGAGGTCAAGGGTGTGTCGCTGGCGCCGGAGCAGCGTGCTTGGTACGTGAAGAAAGCCGAGCAGCAGGGCGACGACATGAAGCGCGAATATCCGTCCACACCGGACGAGGCGTTCGAGGCGAGTGTGGAAGGTGCCTACTTCGCGACCGAGATGCGGCGCGTTCGCAAGGAAGGTCGCATCTGCCGCATTCCGATCATGGATGCGCCGGTCTACACGACGTGGGATCTGGGCCTGAACGACAGCATGACAATCACGTTCTGGCAGGACCATGGCTTCGAGCGCCGGGCCATTGACTATTACGAGAGCAGCGGCGAGGGCTTCGGACATTACGCAGCCGTGCTGAACCGCAAGGGCTACAACTACAGCCGCCACTACATGCCGCACGACGCCGACCAACGGTCGCTGACCGACGTTGCAGAGAGCCGTAAGACGCACGCCGAGAGGGCTGGCATCAAGCCTATCGAGGTGCTGAAGCGCATTGAAACGGAGCAATCCGGCATTGACGCCAGCCGCGCTTATCTCGCGTCCGTGTGGATTGACGAAGAGCGCTGTGCCCGGCTTGTGCAGTGTCTGGACAACTACCGCAAGGCGTGGGATGATAGGCTTTCGCAATTCAAGGGCTACGCGGTGCATGACGAGTTCAGTCACGGCTACAAGAGCTTCGAGAGTGCGGCTGTGATGGAGCGAGCTGCTCCCATGCGACAAATCGACCCCACCCGCCTTCGTCGCTTGGCGCCCGCCTGATGCTGCCCCGCCAGGACGAAGGTCTACTATCCTTTCTGCGCAACGAACATCGGCGCGCCCGCGACACGGCATTGGACGACGCCCGCGCCACCGCCATCCGCGCTTACTTCGGCGAGCCGTACGGGGACGAGGAGGACGGTAGCAGCAAGGCCGTGACCCGCGACGTTTCCGAAGTCACGGACATCATGCTGGTGGGCATTCTTGGGGCGGCGCTGTCGGGTGGCAAGCCGGTCGAGTTTGACACTGAGCCGGAGGACGTGCCGGAACCAACGCAGGAGAATCCGCAAGCCACTAGGCGCGTTGATTACGGCGCAGAGGCGACGGCGGCGGTTACATACCAATTTATGCGCCGTCAGCCAGGCTATCGGATCCTGCACGATGCCACCAAGGCAGGGCTTCTGGAAAAGACCGGCATCACCAAGACCTACGCGTACCCGCAGCGCGCGTTGGAGGTGGAGGACGTGGTGCCAGGTGCTGCGATCGAAGACGATGGCGAGACGCTGACGCTGCTGGATGGCACGCCGCTGCTGGCAGTGGAGGCAGTAGATCCGCTGGCTGACCCGTTGGACCCGGCGGCTGAATATCGCGTGACGTATGCGGAGGAGCAGCCGCGCGTCATTCGCGATTTGAATGTGCCGAATGAATGGTTCCGCTTGCCGGCTGACGTGGTGGAGCTGGACGAGGCGCCGTACCTCGGGGACGATCTGCCCGTCAGCAAGTCCGACCTGATCGCGATGGGCTTTGACCAGGCGGACGTTGATGCTGCATGGCAGGGCGCGCCGCCGGAAAGCGTGGTGGGCGACGCTCGCGACGCCGAGCGGTCTATCAAGCGATCGACGGTACAGCGGCGGCCGGGGGCGGGGCAGCAGCTCTGGCTGCATCATGAGTTCGCGTATTTCGATTTAGACGGCGACGGTATCGCCGAACATCTGGACGTGATGCGGGTCGGGAACACGATCTTTCGTATCCTGCCGGCAGAGGAGCAGCCGTATAGCGGTTGGACGCCCGTGCCGATGGCGCACCGCTTCACGGGTCAGTCCATTGCGGACAAGACGCAGGATATCCAGCGGATCCGCACGGTGCTGCTGCGCAATGCCCTCAACAGCCTGTACCTATCCAGCGCGCCTCGGATGATGCTGGATGTAAACTCGGAGACGGAAACAACCGTCGACGACTTGCTAACGGTGCGTCCCGGCATGATTGTGCGGTATAAGGGTGGGACGCCGCCGACACCGTTGACGATCACGGATACGTCGCAGGTATCGTTCGCGGCGATGGAGACGGTGCGGGCTGAACGGGACGCGCGCACGGGTGTCACGGGTCAGTCGCAGGGCATGAACCCTGACAGCCTGAACAAAACCGCGTCCGGCATGGCGATGCTCCAGCAGAACGCGGATCAGATCGAACTGTACGTCACGCGCAATCTGGCCGAGATGCTGCTGTTGCCGATGTTCGCCAAGCGCTACCGGTTGATGCGGCGTCACCAGCAGCCATTCCGCATGAAGATTAATGGCAAGTATGTCGAGGTGGACCCAGCACAGTGGCCCGAAGACATAGACGTGCAGATCAACGTCGGGCTGGGCACTGGCAGCAAGGACCAGCAGGTCGGGTATCGGCGTGAGTTGCTGGGTATGATGCAGGCGGCGGCGGCCGGAGGGTCGCGTCTCGTGACGGACCAGCAGCTGTTCAATGCCGGCAAGGCGTTTGTGGAGGATACGTCGCTTGGCGTGGCGACGGACTTCTTCCGCGATCCATCGCAGTTGCCGCCGGAGCAGGAAGACGGGCCTGACGCCGATGTAGTGGCGGCGCAGGGCAAGACGCAGACGGATCAGATGCGCTTGGGGCAGGAGCATGAGCTTAAGTTGTTCGGCGCGCAGACGGATCGTGAAGTGCGACTGGCTGGAGTGGACAGCGATGCTGCGATCAAGCGTGAGGCGGCGGCGGCAGAGGCAGAACTACGCGAGGCCCGTGCCCAAGCGGAAGCGACGCTGGCTGAGCGCCGCCAGACGTTCGAAGAAGACTTGGCCGTGCGACGGCTTGTCTTTGAGCAGGAACTGGCGCGGGAGCGGGCGTCGTTTTCGGCGACGGATGATGCATTGCCGGTGTATCGGCCTGGAGGGGATTTGGCGCAGTGAGCAAATATGAGCAGTTATTTGCCTTGATTGGTGCACACGCCTTGTGCGACTACCCGTTACAAGGCGACTTCCTAGCCAAGGCAAAGAACCGACAGTCGCCCATCGCCGGTGTTCCGTGGTATCACGGGCTGGGGGCGCACGCTTTGATCCACGGCGCTGCGGTCGCGGCCGTCACGCGTTCGCCTGCGCTCGGCATCGCGGAGACGGTGGTTCACGCCGTCACTGACGATCTAAAGTGCGCTGGGCGTATCGGGTACAACACCGACCAAGCTATCCACGTAGCTTGCAAGCTGCTTTGGATCGCCCTCTCGCGGCGTGTGTCCGCATGACCGACCTCAACCAGCGCATCGCCGACGCCGAGGCCGCAAAGCTGGCGTGGGAGCGCTACGTGGCGCCCGCGTTGGAAGCAATCCGCGCCGACTACATGGTCAAGCTGACCGAGAACGCCGAGCGTCCGATGGAAGGACGTGCGTTGCAGGCGGTCCAGAACATGAGCTTGGCGTTGCGAGTGACGCGCGAGGTGGAAGCGCAGATCAAGGCGATCATGACGGACGGCGATGCCGCACGCGCCGAGCTTGGCCGCGCTCGCCGCATCGCCGACCTGAGCCCGGAGGGAAGGCGCTTTGCCGACTACGCCCCCGCCTGACGATCTGCCCGACGCGTATGTGCGCTTGATGGCGGCGCAGCGCGTTGTGTCGCAGGCAGAGCGGGATGAACTAGATAAGCAGGCGGCTGACGAAAGCCGCGACAACCGCATCCGCCGCAAGCTGCCGCGGGTTTACTGAGGACCGATGATGGCTACCGCACCGCTGGATATTGCCCCCGCCGACACTGCTACCGAGGAAACCAAGGCTGGTGACCCGATGGAGGGCGCTTACGAGGGGCAGGCGGCAGAGGCCAACGCCGATGCCGGCGAGCCAAATCCGGAAGTTGAGCCAGAAGCCGTTACGGAACCAGAGCCAGATCCTATCGCTCCGCCTGTAAGCTGGGATAAGGACGGCCGCGAACAGTTCGCCGCGCTACCCCGCGAGGCGCAAGAATACATTGCCCGTCGTGAAACAGCCCGAGACCTTGAGGTGCGGCGCGCGCAGTCTGAGCGTGGGCGTATTGAGCGTGAGACGTTGACGCACCGCGAGAATCTGGCTCGTGATTATGCGCAGCGGCTACAGGGCTATGCGCGGCAATTTGACGTGCCGGCGCCGGATATTCGCCTGCTTCAGTCGGGCGATCCCGCGCATCGCGATGCCTACTACGCCCAGGATCAGGAATATCGTCTGGCTCAGCACCAGCGCACGGAGCTTGATCGCCAGATGCAGGCCGCAACGCAGGAGGCGGAAAGCGCAGCGACAGAGCAGGAAAGGCTTGCGCTGGCAGAAGATGATGCGCTATTGAGCGCGACAATACCGGAATGGTCCGACCCATCGGGACGCGCGAACCTCCTAGCCAAGCTGGAGCCCATCGGCGCCGAACTCGGGTACAGCCGGGAATTGATGGCTCAGGCCGGAGCGACCGACATTCTGGCTTTGCGGACCGCGCTCAATTGGAAGGAAAATTCCGACCGATACCGCGATCTGATGAAGCGTAAGATGGTGCCGGTACGCGAGGCAAAGCGGGTCGTCTCCCAGACCGGTCGCGTAGACGCACCGGGCATGGCCAAGGCTGCTGCCGTTGGCTCGCTCGCTCAGCTCTACCCGAACGATGTACCCAAGCAGGGCGGCTGAGGCCGCGACAACCCTTAGGGAGGCCGCATGGCTACCATCGGAAACAGCTTCCGAGGCATTATCGATCACTATGCCTCGACGGATCGTAACGGCAACGTCATTCCCGCCATCGAGGCGCTGCACCGGCTAAACCCGCTGATGCAGGACGCGCACGTCGTGGAGTGCAACGACGGCTCGGGTCATATCAGCCGCATCCGCACCGGACTCGGTGACGTGGCATGGGGTCAGCTCTATAAGGGCATCATCCAGTCCAAGGGCACCTCCATGCAGGTGCGCGACACGACCGGTTTCGTGGAGCGTCTGGCGACCATCGACAAGCGTTATTTGGAGAAGGTCAAGAACCCGGCGGCCGAGCGCGCGGATGAGGCGAACGTGGCCTTGGAGGCCATCGCACAGGATGTGCAGGTTAACTGGTTCTATGCCGACACGGCGACCACGCCCGAGCGTTTCAAGGGTTTGGCGGCGCGCTATTCGTCCATCGCCAACGGCGGTGCGGCAGCGTCGCAGATCGTGGACGGTGGTGGCACCGGCTCCAACAACACGTCCATCTGGCTCGTCGGCTGGGGCCGTTCCGGCACCAGCATGATTATCCCGGAGGGTAGTACGGCCGGCGTTCAGCGCACGGACATGGGCGACCAGCGCGTCTATGACGAGCTTCAGCGGCCCTACTATGCCAAGGAGGAATACTTCCGCCAGGATGTGGGCTGCAAGGTGTCCGACTGGCGGCAGAACGTCCGCATTGCCAACATCGACGTGGCGGCCGTGCGCGCGGGTACCGTGGATCTCTATGGTCTGCTCCGCCAAGGCTACTACAAGATGCAGACGCGCCGTGACACCCGCATCGAGAACACGGACGGTGCCGATACCGGTATCAAGCCCGTGATCTACATGAACCGCGATATGCTCCAGGCGCTCGACGCATTGGCGACCAACGGCGGCACCGCAGACAACCGCGTCCGGCTGGTGCCGGACGAACTCGCCGGCAAGGAGGTCAAGGTGTATCGCGAGATGCCGATTCGGGAAACCGATGCAATCATTAACGCCGAACAAAGGATTGTGTAGCGTCTGTTTTTATCCGGAAGCTTTAAGGAGGTAAGCGTGCAACGCCGTCAGAAACTCATCAGCAGAAAGGCCCGTTGCTCGAATGTGCCCTTCGGCGATGTTGCAATGGCGGCAAAGCACACCGCGAACGACGTTCGTTGTATGGCAGTGGTCAACATGAACGTCTCTCGTGGGTATGGCGCTCAAGTCGGTGCGACATATGGCGCAACCTCCAGACTGACTGGCCACCAGCGCGGTAAAGGAATCAGCATCCAAGCCAAATCGGCTTTTCCGTATGCCAGCGGTGTGCTTGGCACGCCGGGCGGGATCGCCCTTGATTTCCTGCCACTTGTCGCGCTTGTATTGCTTCCCAGCTTCGCTTTGCTGGTAGGCGGACCGCTTGGCCTTAACCTCGGGCTTCATATCGTAAGCCAGCCGGCGAGCCTTGGCTTTTTCGGTCTGATTGTAGGCTTTATTTCGCTCAATCACCTTTTCTCGATTGCGCTTGTAATACTCTCGGCCGTACTGGCGACGGCGCTCTTTCTCCTCTTCGGAGAACTCGGCGTACTTAGACAGGATGGCCTCCTAAAGAAACAGACGACGTGTAACGTCACTCTCTATGGAGATCAACCATGATACTCGACAGAACAGGCCTCCTGTCTGAGAACCAGGCAGTCACGGCCACCACCGCCTCCACCAACGTCATCGACCTCGGCACTCCGGCAACGCCCTACGGCGCCACCTCGCCCATCCGCCGCGATATCGGGCGCGGTGAGGGACAGCCGTTCTTCGTCGGCGTGACGGAGGCGTTCAACAACGCGACCTCCATCACCATCGCTATCCAGACGGACACGACGGCGGCGTTTTCGGCGCCGGATACCGTCTATTCGCAGACGTACGTTCTGGCGGACCTCACGCCGAGCGCGCGTCACCTGGGGCCGGACTGGTTTCCGGTGGGCGCGAATAAGCAGTTTGTGCGTATGCTCTACACGGTGACGGGCACGGCGCCGACCACGGGCCGCATCACGGCCGGCACGGTCATGTCGCGTCAGACGAACAGCGGGAGGTACTGATGACCAAGCGTGATCCCGTAAGCTACACGGCGCCGGAAGCCGTCTATGTGGATGGCATCTATCACGACGCTGGCCACGTGTTCACCACCGCCGCTGATCCTAACGACAACTGGGACGAGGTGGACGCTGGAGAGAAGGCGGCGATTGAAGCGTCTGACAAGACGCTGAACGTGCAGCCGGCGCTGGACGACCTTGGTACGGCTGAACTGCGCGCCCTCGCGGCCACGCACAACATCCCGGTAAAGGTGGACGGCAAGTACGTCAGCCCAGCGGACCTCATTACCGCTATCAAGGCGGTGGACGAGCCGCACCTTTGACCGACTAGGCGGCCGGGATGGAAGTGCCCGGCCGTCGCCTTGTTGGGAGTGACGGATGGCAGGCGTAGCGTTCGCGGGGGCTAATAGCCTCGGATTTCCCGTTGTCACGCCGGACGGGCGGACAGCTTACGCGCTTGGGTTCGTGGCTGTCGATTTACAGGGCAACCCGGTGGGCATAGGGAACGTCGCAACCGGCGGTGGCAGCGACCTCGACACGAACGGCAACCCCGTTCCCACCTACAAGGCGCAGAGCTTCACGTACGACGACGGCGGCAATCTCAAAACCGCCAGCGTTACGGATGGCACCTCAATATGGGTGCGTACCTATTCGTTTGCGAACGGCTACCCTTCCGGGGATAGCGGCTGGGTGAAGCAGTAATGGAACCGAACGTCGCCAAGCCGTTCCGGCGCGCGCTACCGGTCGATCCAGTCATAATCCCTGTCGCCGTCAACGCCGTTGCTACGCGCATTGATAGCAGCCAGTTTGATGCCATCGGCGTCACCTCGTTCGAGATGCACAATCCCAATCCTTATGGAGTGTGGTATCGCGGATGGCAGGGCACGGCTGCGCAGATGCCGGTAGTGCTGGACAAAGGGCACTACATCGGTCCAGGCGAAACGCACGTAAAGCAGACACAGCGCCCGGACTGGATCGCGGCCGTACCGGCGAATGACTTTGCCGTGCCCTACTACGCGGCCGATGGTACGACGCCGCTTTATCCGAATACGTCGCCGCGCCTAGTCATGATCTACGGATCGGGCTTGGGCGGCTGGAACTCGTCTGCGCCGACTTGGCTAAACGTGCGATCAATGCCGCGCGTGTCATTCGATGGTGCGCAACCGATCACGGGAAGCGTTTCGCTTACCGGCACTCCGACCGTCAACGCCAATGTGACCTTCCCGCAGACGCAGCAGGTGGCCGGTACTTTCTGGCAGGCAATACAACCCGTCAGCGCCACCAGCCTGCCCCTGCCCAACGGCGCTGCGTCGGAACTGACGCTATCTGGACTTTCCGGCAAGCTGCCTGCTACCCTTGGCGCAAAGGCGGGGGCGGCGTCACTGTCGCTCGTACCTGCGACGGATGCCCGGTTCGCGTTAGGTGACTTGAACGGCGCAGCGACGGCAACCGGCCAACAGGCGATCGTCACGGCGCTCGGGCAACGTTTGACGGTTGACGACTATCGACTGCCGAACCCAGCCGCAGGTGGCGCGCTGCAGCCTAAAACCGCCACCAACGTCAGCAGCTTCGTCGCGAGTGCCGTGCCATGTAATTTCTTCGGCGGAAGCATCATCGCCAGAACTACGGGTGACGCCGTGGTGTGGGTTTTTCTGCTTAACAGGGCGACCGTTCCAGCAAGTGGCAGCACTATCAATATGGCGGAGGTGGTGTCCATGACGGGCTATAGTCCCACCTCGGGTGGCGCGGGCCTGACACCAGATCAGGTGCCGGATCGTTTCACGGCTGGGCTAGTCGTGCTGCTGTCAACGGCGCAGGATACCTATACGCCGGTCACTGGCGTCAATCTGCCCAAGTTCATCAAGATGAGGGTGCTCTGATGGCTGACGCGCAACTGCTCATCAATCTACCGGCGCCGGATGATATCGCACTGAAGTCCGGTTTGCTGAGCGAATACGTCAACCGCGGCCACCCTGGCGCCACGCCGGCCGAGATGTTTGACACGGTGTTCGATACGAATATGCGCCGTGAGCGCGTGACCGTGCCGCTGACGGCTGGACGTTATCCATGGTCCTACAAGACACCTTATCCTGCTGGCGCCGCACCGATTGTACAGGTGACGGTGGAAACACCAGATGATGCCACCTATACGCTGGACGCCAAGGTGTTGGCCGGTAGTGTGACAAATACGGGCGCGACTATCGTGGTCACCAAGATCAACGCGACGCAGACGTTGGGTGCAACGCTGGCGGCGTTGTTGGGTGCGGTCATCAACATATTCTCACCCGCCACGGGCACGGTGACCGTGCATTGCAGCGCAGGGCTGCCTTAATGGCCCTGATCGTCAACACCGGCACGCTCAGCGACATTACCGATTACGGTTCGCTGCTGGATCGGCTGCGCGAGTGGCTGGACCGGGGCAACGAATTGGACGCGCTGCTGGCAACCTTCATCGGTAACGCGGAGGCGGTGATGAACCGCGAACTGCGCACGCCTGAGATGGAGGTGACTGTTCCAATTACGGCGGTGGACGGGTCTTTCTTGCTGCCGTTGGACTGCTTGCAGGTGCGCTTTCTGGCGAGTGACGAAAGGGCCATGACTGGTGCGCGTCCTTTCGAGGGACGCTGCCGTGATCGCCTAGCATATAGCCTTTCAGGCCGCACCATGAACACCATGGCGGCGGGCGCACTCCTGTTGTCCTACTGGCGGCGTATTCCTGCGCTCGGAACCGCTAATCCCTCCAACTGGCTGTTGGACGCGCACCAGGACGTGTATCTCTATGGCGCGCTGTTCCAAGCGTGCACCTATACAGGTGATGGCGAGGCGGCGGCGGGGTGGTCTACGCTATTTGATGCAGCTTTGTCGGGCATCGAACGCAGCGCGCGTGCCGCACAGTACGCAGGGCCACTGGTGATGCGCGTCGGCGTGAACGACGGTTATGGTCGTTCCACCAGCCCGCGTATCGAAGGTCAGCGGGTGCAGATCGTCAACGATCCCGTGGCCGTGCCGGGCGAGGACGAATGGGATCGGACGGAATGGTGATGCGTGCTTAAGCGCATCCCTTTTGGCGCCTATCTGCCCGATCAACCGCCGGGCGCGCAGCTTACGGTCGCGGACAATGTGTACCCGTACGCGAGCGAGTACCGCCCCGTAGGTGGATTTGACGTGCTGACACCGGCACTGGCGGGTATCACGGGTGGTGCTGCCTTCCTGTCACTGTCGGGCACGACCTCGTTCCTGAGCGGTACGGCGCTGGCTCTTTACCGGTACAGCGGCGCTAGTTGGTCGAAGCTGATCGACGCGACAGGCGGACGCTGGCGGTTCGCGCAATTCGGCAACAACGCCATAGCCGTCAACGGTGGTGCACCCGTGTCGTACGATCTGGCGGGGGGCACGGCTGCTGCGCTTGCGGGAAACCCTCCCGCCGCCTCGCTTGTGGCGACTGTACGAGATTACGTGGTGCTGGCAGGGCAGCCGGACGCGCAGCAGACGGTCACGTGGTCGGGGCGCAACCGGTCCGATATCTGGCCGGGCACGGCGCCTGCGCCTGCTGACAGTTTCGGATCCGACGCGCAGCTCTTGCCCGATGGTGGCCGCGTCATGGGCCTTGTCGGCGGGGAATACGGCATCGTCTGGCAGAAGAACGCTGTCAAACGCATGGACTTCCAGGGCGGCGACGTGGTGTTCGCGTTCAACGAGATCGCGGGCAACATCGGCTGCATGGCGGAAGGGTCAATCGCTGCTTCGGGGCGCCTATCGTGGGCGCTGTCCGAACAGGGCTTCGTGGAGTGCGACGGCGCTGGCGTGAAGCCTATCGGTGACGAACAGGTGGACGCCACGTTCTTTGCCCGCTTTTCCCGCCGCGACATTGTGCAAGGTATCTACGCTGCTGTTGACCCTCGCCGGCCGATCGTCATGTGGGCGATGCCAGGTAAGCCGGGCATGATCCTGCTGTTCAACTATCAAGCACGGCGATGGGCGACGATCACAACGGACGTGCGGCTGGTGTTCTCCGGCTTCACCGCAAACGTGCCATTAGACGCCATTGGCAACGTGGACGTGGGGATAGGCTCGCTGGATAGCCCCCGCTATGCTGGCGGCAACCCGCTGCTGCTGGTGGCGCGCACGGATGGCACGATTGGCACGCTGACGGGCGATCCGATGGAGGCGACGCTGACGACGGCGCGGCTGGACCTGAACGGCGGAAGGGCGCGTATCCGCACGATTAAGCCGGACACGGACGCCTCGGACGTGATGGTGACGGTGGAAGGCCGGCGGCGGGGGTCGTCGGTGCCGGTGTCACGTGCGTCCAGCGACTTGCGGCCCTCGGGGTTCGTGCCGTTGCGGGCAAATGCGGCGCAATTCGTGGTGGAAACCCGGCTGCGAGGGGCTTGGGCATATGCAGCCGGGTTTGGGGTAGAGTATGAAAATGGGGGGGTGCGTTAGCGAAAGCGTCGCATCATGCTTTCACAGCGCCGCGCTTGTACAATAGGCAGCTCTTCTGTAGCCGGCCATGCGCGACACGTCCGCCTCCATTTTAACATTCCGCGCCAACCCATCGTGCCGCCGCTTCCAAACAATAGATGGCCAATTACACCCGAAATACGGCGTGCCGTTTGTGGGGCGCCCTCTACCCATACGATGCTATTGCCAGTCCAGCCTCTCACTTCTCCCCCTCCACCCAAGCCAGAACCGCGTCCACCGTCTCGGGCGGATGGCCGGGATGCGAGCGGTGGAAACGATCGGCGGGGGTGGGGTCGGGCTTGATGAGGCCGAGACGCGACAATGCGCCAAAAACCGACATCGTCCGACCGTCTGGACCATTTCTGATCCAATGATCCGCTTCATCCACCGTCATTCGCGCCACCGTTACCGTGTCGGTGGGCTCGGGTTCGGACTGGTTGTAGTGGGTGTGGTTGGCGGTAAGGCGGATATACTCGATACCATCCCAGTGGATGCCTTTTGCCTCGGTAAAACCGCGAGCCGAAAATTTTTCCCACCAAACGAAATTGGCATCGCTGGTCGCCCACTGAATACGTTCATCATCCAGCAGCCACTCCGGCCGCTTCCCATCCACCGGGATCGGCTTGCCCCACGCAACGGGCGTGCTATTGCTATCAGTCATTGGGTCGGCCTCCTATGCCGTTTAGGCGACGCTGGCGGGGTCGAATACGCCGCGTCGCCACCGATGATACACCTTTGCCGGCGTGGCGCAAGCGTGCTACCGTCAAGTCGTGAGCGATCGTCCTCCCAACCTTCCCCTCTACGTCCCGCCGGCACAACGCGATCTGGCGGACCGCGAGGTAGCACAGCGGGTGAACTGGCTGCTGGAGCAGGTCGAGGTGTTGAAGAAGGCGCAGACGCCGTGATCCTGGTGGACGAGTGGCAGGATTATCAGCGATGGGCGCCTGAACTGCTGAAGATCGCAGACGAGCGCTTTTACCCCCGTGGGTGGCTCGACGGTGAAGTGTGGTCCGGACGCGCGCGGTTCTGGTGCAATGAAAAAGCTGCCATCGTCGCGCGCTTTGAGGTGTATCCCTCCGGTGCTCGCGCTGTCCACGGCCTGTGCGCGGCGGGTGAGGCTTGTGAGGTACGGAAGCTCATTCCTGCGGCCGAAGCCTGGGGCCGGGAGTTGGGGGCCGTGGTGGCAGAAATAGACTCTCGCATTGGGTGGGCTAAGGTGCTAGACGAAGACGGGTATTCGTTGCACCAGTCGCGGCTTAGGAAGGAACTGGCGTAGTGGGTTTGTCCAAGAGCAAGTCCAAGCAGACCAACGCTCCTTCGGCGTATGCCATGCCTTTCATCAACCAGGCGGGCGCGTCGCTCAACAGCGCCATCGGCGCAGCACAGCCGGTTGTAGACAGCGCCGTCTCGGGATTGTCGGCACAGCTTCCTGCTTTGGCGCAGCGCGCGTTCTCGCCAAACGCTGGTATCACTGCGGCCACCGACTACAACACGGGCGTCCTCAACGGCGATTACCTAACGCAGGACAGCCCCGGTTTAGGCGCCGTCCTCAACCGTACAAGCGCCGACGTGACGCAGCGGGTCGGCGATCAGTTCACCGCTGCCGGTCGCACGGGTTCCGGCGCCAATCAGACGTCTCTGGCGCGCGGGCTGGGAGATGCCTTGGGCGCGATTCGCTACGGCGACTACAACAACGAACGCCAACGGCAGGAGGCGGCGGCGGGACGCGCAGGCTCGCTGGTGGCGGCAGAGAACATCCCGCTTGCCTCCTATCTCGACGCTGTGAATGCCACTACGCGCACGGCGCTGGCGCCTGCGCAGGCGTATGCTGGCGGGATCGGCAGCCTGTTTGGCGGGTACAATACTTCGACCACGACGCAGAGCCCATCGCTCGGCGCGATCCTGGCGCAAGTGGCGGGTAATGCGGCGCGCGCCTATGCGGGAGGTGGCGGCTGATGCCGATGTTCGGTGCGGGTGTGCCAGGTATGCGCCGTCAGTCGTGGCAGACGCCGGGCATTGGCGACGGTCAGCCACAAAATATGCCGGCTATGGAAACGCCCGATCTTTCGCAGCTACGCGCCGCCCCGTCGTTCTTCTCCCGCGGTGGGGCGGGCGTAGACCTGTTGGGCGGCGTGGCGGATGGATTGTTGGCGGCGCAGGGCATGGCGCCTGTGTATGCGCCCTTCCAGGCGCAGCGGCGGCAGGTCCAGCAGGCGGAGGTGTTGCGTCAGCGTCAGCGAGCGGAGGAAAACGCAGATTGGGCGGCGCGCCAGGATTACGAGCGCGCGCACCCAACGCCGCGCTATTTCGAGGCCAACAATGGCGATCAATACCGCATCGGCGCGGATGGACAGCCGGAGCGGCTGTTTGCTGATCCGACGCCTAAGGTGACGTGGACGCAAGTAGATTTGCCGAACGGGCAAAAGCAGCTAGTTCCAAGTGTCAACGGACAGATTGTCGGCGCTCCCGCAGCCACTCCCGCCTCAGGCGGCTCCGCTCTCCCTGCTGGCTTCACCGTTCGTGGTGCAGGAGGTGCGGGTTCCGGCCCGCGTAGCTTTCCACTCCGCTGATGTGCTGCCTGCCCTCATCCAGCAGGAGTCCGGCGGGCGCGTCGGTGTGCAAGGGCCACAGACGCGATACGGCCGCGCGCAAGGGCTGACACAAGTACTGCCCTCTACCGCGCAGGGAATCGCCAAGCGGCTGGGCGTGCCGTTCCGTCCTGATTTACTCGGCGGCACGTCGGACGCAGCGGCGCAGTATCAGCGGGCGATCGGGGGCGCGTATCTGGACGAGGGGCTGAGCAAGACGGGCAACGTCCGCGACGCCCTGCGCTACTATCACGGCGGCCCCAATCGCGGTATGTGGGGTCGCAAGACGAACGCTTATGCCGACGCCATTCTAGCGCGCTTGGGGGCTTGATGTACGAAGAAGGCGCTATCGCAGATGGCCCGAACGGGCAGACGCTGATCTTTCGTGGCGGGCAGTGGGTGCCGATGGGGGCAGCGGCACCTCAGCCGGTCACTATCGGCACGGCGGACCCGACTGCGGCATATGCGGCACCCAAGGCGGCGGCTGATCTGGCGCGGACGAACCAGCAGATGGCGCAGGATGCGGCGCTGGCGCCCATTACGGCAGCTCGTGCGCAAGCGGAATTGGACAACTTGCGCAATCCGCGCTCGGCACCGCCCTCCGGCTACCGCTTCAAGGCGAATGGCGATCTTGAGCCTATTCCGGGCGGGCCGATTGTAGGGCCGCAGGGCGTTAAGCGCGGCAATGGGGCGCTGGATGCCATTGTCGGGCAGGTAAACGATTATTCGCGTCTTTATCGGCAGGGTGCAGGTGCCACCAGTGGCGTAGGTGGACTTGCAGATTATTTGCCGGGCCAATTTTCGGACGCTAACGCTCGACAGGATGCCGCCGCCAACCTACTGGAGGAAACGGCTGTTGGCGCGTTCAAGGTAGCGGGCTCTGGCTCGGTTACCGACGCGGACGCTCGCCGCCTGGCCGCAGCCTACAAGCCGACGCGATATGCGCGTGACGCCGGCACGCGTCAGCAACTCGCCGGGCTGCGCGATAGGATCGACGCAGCGCGTAGTGCAGCAGGCCTTCCCGCTGCCGTATGGGAACCAGACACCGCGCAGACCATCGCCACCGGCGCCACCAAGACCGTTCGCGACGAAAGCAAATCACCCGCAATCGCCGCGCTTCAATCGCTGCTGCGTTCCGGTGCGCCGGACGATCAGGTGCGGGCGGCTGCGTCTGCGCTGGGAGCGACCGACGATAGTGTTGGTGCGGCGCTGGCGTTCCGTCGCAAGAACCCGGGCTACCGTGGCAGCTATGACCTGACCAGCCTCGGCACGCGGCAGGAAGCGACCACCGCTCGGGAGCGTCTGTCTGGTTCCGCCACTGGCGCGTTCCTAGCCAACGCCGCCAATGAGGCGGGGGCGGGTATTCCTGGAGCATTGCTCGGCACGGATGCTCTAGAGGCGCAGCGCGCGGCCTATCCCGGCGCATCGCTTGCGGGACAGGTGACGGGTGGCGTTGCGGCGGCATCGGGCATCCAGACTGGACTTGCGCGCGGTGCGGCGCGATTGGGCGGCGGGGCTGCATCTCGCCTGCTGGCAAGTCCTATCACGGCTGACGCGGTGTATGGCGCAACGGCAGGTGCGACAGGCAATCCCGACGATCCGCTGACCGGTGCCGCTGTCGGAACCACGGTTGGCACCTTGGGTGGGATGTTCGGACGTGGGGCGGCGCGGTTTGCTGGGCGTGCGGTTAGGGGTGTGCGGAACGCAGACGTTCGTTACCTGCGGGATCGTGGTATTCCGTTGACGGCTGGGCAGGCTATGGGTGGCGCGCTCAAGGGCGTAGAAGATCGCCTGTCCGGTGTGCCCGTCGTAGGCGATGCCATCAACAATCGGCGGCGTGAGGGGCTGGCGGCGTTCAATTTGGCTGCACTGAATGAAGCCGCTGAGCCGTTGGCACGTCAAACGACGCCGCTGGCGGCCAACATCGGCGCGACAGGGCCGGAAGGCATTGAAGCGCTGCGTGCCGCTCGTACCGTTGGCTATGGTAACGCCGTGCGGGGTCGTTTTGCCAGCATCGATCCGCAGTACCAGACGGATTATGCAGCATCGCTGACGGCAGCACGTGCCATACCGAATACGGGCGCTGAGGTCGCGGCAGAGATTGATGCAGTCGCGCCAGGATATTTTTCTACTGGTAGTATTTCGGGAGAAAACGCGCAGGGCGCCATTCGCGAGTTGAAGGGTTTGCGTCGTTCCCGGCAAAATGATGCACTTGGGCATCGCACTGGTGAAGCCGTACGCGGTGCTGAGCGCGCCATGGAGGGTCTGTTTAACCGCCAAGCGCCCGGCTTCACCGCCGATTTGGCGCGCGCCAATGAGGTGCAGACAGGGCTAAAGACGCTGGAAGCGGCGCAGTCAAACGCCGGCAATCAAGTGGACGCCTTGTTCACGCCGGCACAGGTCAATCGCGCATCAATTCAGTCGGCTAACCGCCTTACCGGTCAGGGTGCTACAACGAACCGCCCATTCTATGAGCTGGCGACGCGCGCGCAGGAAGTGTTGCCATCGCGGGTGCCAGACAGTGGCACGGCGGGCCGTTGGGCGATGTTGGCGCTGCCGTCCGCGCTCGGTGGCACGGGCGCCGCGGCGGGCTATGTTGGCGGAGACGCACAGACAGGCGGGCTCAGCGGTTTGGCTCTTGGCGCACTTCTGACCGCCGGTGGTTCGCGCCCCGCGCAGCGCGCGCTAACAGCTGCTCTACTTGACCGTCCAGACGCGGCGGTCAGGATCGGCAACCGCATCTATAATGGTGCCCGTGTAGGGGGCATGTTCGGTGCTGGCGCGGCGCCGATCCTGCTTGCGGGTCCGTAAGTGTTCGAAAGCTCCAAGCAGCAGCGCTTTCAGGAACAGCACAAGAGCGATAGTTGCAGGCGTCACGTTGCTACGCTACCACACGCACGCGCGCACGCAAGGGAGGCTTAGGTGGCCGTCGAGGACTGGAGCACCGACCCGAATCTGAACGCGACGGTGGACGGCATAAACATTGCCGAAGGCTGCCCCGCCGAAAATCTGAACAACGGGTTGCGCGCCGTCATGGCGGCTGTGCGCAACATGCAGGTCGCCATCATGCAGCGGTTTGCCGCGATTGGCAGCATCCTAGGCGTCAACGCGCGCGTTGACGGGCGTGGAGCCGTGCTGCATAATGCCGACCCTTCGCTTGCCAGCGGGCGCGTGTTTCGCATCCCGGCGGGTAGCGCCATCCCGAGCGGTTTGCAGAATGGCGATAGCGTCGAGGAATACGTGTGACCGCGCGCGTGATGATCGCCGGCGTATTGCGGCAGATGTCGCGGCGGCGAGCGATGGTTGGTGGCGTGCTTCGTGAGGTGAACCGCGTCCAAGTCATGCAGAACGGGCAGCTTCGGACGATCTACGAGGCCGGAGGAGCAACGCCGACGCCTAGTCCCTCGCAGCTTGCAGTGACGGCCGATAGCAACGCCTACGGCTACAGCGCGGGCCGGATCGTCACCAGCAACCCTGTCACGGTAACAGCGGCCGGCGGAATTGCGCCTTACACCTACGCCTGGACAGTGGTGAGCGCGTCGCAAACGATTTCGGCTTTGTCGCCGTCCAGCGCCACTACGCGGTTTCGCGGCATAATGACCGATAGCGTGGCGACCGCGGTGGGGCGATGCCTCGTAACTGATAGCGTCGGCGCTACAGGCATAGTGGATGTTGGCATTGAGCTAAGCACGGGGGCGGCGACCTAATGTTCCACTATTTTGACGCTGTGCAGGACCGTCAAGGTAACGCTCTAGTCAATTATCAGGTGGTGGTGCGCGACAATGGCGGGGTAGTGCCGCTGTATGCGGATGACGCGGGCACGCCTATCGCTTCCCGTTCTGGCATCGCCAACACGGCTCTGGCGAACGATCGCGGCATGGTCGATTTTTTCGTGCCGTTCGGGACATTCGATATCGAAGTGCGAACGCCGGATGGCGTGCCGTCGTTCGGCATTGCCAGCGTCCCGTTCACAACGGGGCCAGGGGGGCTTCAGGGTGCCACTGGTCCTGCCGACAACACTTACACCACGCTTGCCGCGCTTCTCGCCTCTGATCCTGCCCGCAAATCCGCCCGTCTTGTACCGGACTCCGGCGAGACGGAGCCCGCGGGCAATTTCGCCTACATCGCCGGCGCGTGGGTACGGCAGACGGCGGAGGGCGTCTCATTCGTGCAGACGGCCGGCGCGCGCACCCGCGACACCCAGAGCAAGGTGCGTGACGTAGGCATCAGCCCCCGCGATGCGCCGGGCTTCACCGATGCGAACGTGAATCAGTCGTCTTTCGTCCAGTGGGCGATCGACAAGTGCCTCGTTAATGATCCGCCGGCACCGCTTGACGTGGCGGGTATGTTCCGCATTGACACGCCGCTGATCGTCAATCGACCCGTTGACCAAGCAAAGGCGCGATTTATGCTGGCGGGGCGCGGGCATCAGGCGGGCTTCCGCACGGTGTCGGGCAACAACCTTTTCGACAGCACGCTCGCCTACAACACGGACCCATGTAGCGAGCGGCTAAACTTCCGCGATATCCTGTTCACGGCCGATAACGCCAGCGCATCCGGTCAGACCTTCACCGCGGGCAAGTTTCTGCGGATGCAGTTCGACAACTGCGAGTGGGAACGCATGAAGTGTCTCGGCAGCGCCATCTACGCGCAGTCATGGGACTTCCGCGCCTGCCGTGCGCGCGGGTGGCAGGGCATTTTTTTCGAGGGAGCCGGTGCCTACGCAATCAACGCCGAGTTTGAGTGCAAATTTGGCGGGGGTGGCATGTTCCGCTTGGTCGGGCCTCGCGGTATCACGCAGTCCAGCTTCACGCGCGGCACCTATGAAGCGCTGACTGGTCCCATGCTTACCGCGAGTGGCTGTGCAGGCGTGCTGGTCGGCAGCAATTACATCGAATACAATGGCGCGCCGGGGATCAAATTGGATGCTGGCGACCCCAACACATCCTTTTCGCTGATCGGCAACATCTTCGTTCAGGGCGCGGCGCAGCTTGCCGACCCTGGCTTCTACGACGTGATCTGGGGCGCGACGCGACGGGGCTATTCGTTTGGCAACACCTGCAACGGTCGGTTGCATGACACGTCCGGCGTGACCGGCGTGTCCAACCTCGTCCAGCTGAACGACTATGCCGCCATCGAGCTGTACAAGGGCTACAAGGCGGGCTTGATGGACCAATCGCGCGCTGCGGTGGGCAATGTCCTGTCATCGGACGCGGGCATTCTCGCACAGGCTGCGGGGCAGACTTATGCGGGGGTCGATGGCGCTGGTTTGATCTTTGGCCCTGGCGAGGTGCAGTCGGGCGCCTATGTGCCGATCCGGCAGGTCTACGGCACCGACAATCCTCAGACCAATCCGGGGCTCTACGGCAACCCGCTTTGGACCCGCGGATCGGTGGTGCGCAATCAATCCGCCACCGGCGAGGGCCAAGTCCGCGAATGGGTCTGCACTGCGTCCGGCCAGCCCGGCACGTGGCGCGCTCAAGTCATGCAGTGAGGATGATATGAAGCCACTTCCGCCATCCGATCCTGTTGCCGCAGGGATCCGCAATGCTATGGACGCCGCCAAGGATCAGCACGAATATGCTCGGCTGGGCGGCCTGCTGACACGGCATCACGCGGGCGAGGCCGTGAAGTGGCCCGAAGATGCGACGCCGGGCGCTTCCCCGGCAGGAGTATGACGATGTCTGACTATCCCCCCGAGACGCCCAACCCGAATCCTGAGCCAGATCCCAACGAGGACGGCGAAGTGTCCAGCCCGGACAACGACGGCAGTTCCGGCGGCGGTGGTCCCCGCAAGGACCCCAAGTAATCTGTGAGCGAGCGCGATTTACCTTATGCTATTGCATTGGTGCTTGGGTGCGTTTTCGCGCTCGGCGCTCCAGTGCAGACTCGTAGAGCTACAATCGCGCTCGCCGCTTGCATGGTCGTAAGCTGGGCTGTCTGGCTTTGCGTATGGTGTGAAAATCCACCGCAAGTGTGGTTACGAGGGCACGGCGTGGCCGCTGAAGCCTACTGGTTCTGGATGCTTGCCGATGCCTGCGTCGGCTTGGCCGGCATCTGCGTCGGAATTATTGGCGACAGAACCGCTGGCTGGCATGGCTGGGTGGTGTGGGCAATCAGCATTGCCATGCTTGTGCTGCACACGGCTCGATGGGAACTGCGCATCCTGCCTAGCGAGCCGTACTATGCTAGTCTTGATGGGCTTTTTCTGGCATGGATAGCGACACTTATTCTAGCAGGGGGTGGGGGCGTTGGTCGGTTTCTACGTGATCGCCTTTTTGCTGTATCTTGGGTGGTCCGCTCTGCCGGCCAAGCGCCCGGTCGATAAGGAGCCTTTCAGCGGTGAATGACCAGCTGGACATTGGCCGGTACGTTTACATTGTTATGTCCGCGTTGGCTGGTGCGATTACTGCCCTATCCTTCATGCCTTGGTCCAAGATGCGTTGGACCGAAATAGGCATGACGCTTTTCGTCGGTTCAGCGTTCGCCTTGTTTGGCGTGCCGTATTTGATTGGCGATATGGTAAAGGTCGAGATACACAGCCTGAGGGCAATCTGCTTCTGGACGTATATCGGCGCGACCGGCGCCAACGTGTTTCTGCCCGTTATCATCCGCCGCATACGCCTGCTGCTGGAGCGCGTTTTCGGTTCGGAGACTGAGGCATGATGGTTTGGGACGTGATGAACGTGCTAGGGCGCATCCTGCTTACCTTGATTGTAACGGTCAAGATCACGCGCTTTCGCGTAACGCTCAACGTGTGGGAGCGTGTCGGATTAGGTCTTATGGGAGCAGGTGGCTTCCTAACAGTAAATGTCATATGGGAGCAACGCGCATCGCCTTTTGATGGATGGGCTAGTGTGTTGATGACTTATGGCGCAGTCATGTTTCTCGCAGGACGAACGTGGCGCGACTGGAATCATGAGTGGCGAAATAGCCGAACCATTCGTGACGCGCAGCGCCATTTGGTTGCGAAAGGCAAATTGTGACCGACCCCCGCACCCCTATCTTCGACGCCATCCGCAAGGCTCGCGGTAGCATCCCCGCCGGCATGGTGCAGCCAATCCATTACCTGCTGGATCAGTGGGAGGTGCCGCGAGAAGGCCCGTCAGAATGGCTGCCAGAGGCCCTTACGCTCATCAAGACATTCGAAGGCTGTCACCTTCGCGCTTACCCAGACCCTGGCACTGGCGGAAAGCCGTGGACGATCGGTTGGGGAAGCACGACGGACGAAAACGGCAACAGCATCACGCCCGGCACGTCGTGGACGCAAGAACGCGCCGACGCGCGGCTGGCCGTCCAAGTCCGCGACTTCGCTGCCAAGGTGGATAGGCTCTTGGCCGGAGCCGCTACGACGCCGGAGCAGAAAGCGGCTTTGGTGTCGCTGGCCTATAACATCGGTGACGGCAATCTAGGCAGCTCGACGTTGCTGAAAAAGCACAAGGCGAGCGACTATGATGGGGCGGCAGGACAGTTTGCCCTGTGGAACAAGGCGGCTGGGAAGGTGCTGAATGGTTTGACCAAGCGGCGCACCGCGGAAGCTCGGGTGTACAAGGGGCTGGCATGAAACACATTCCCGACGCCCGCGAAGTCATAGCCTTCTGCATCATGGCATTATTCGCCTATGGGTTCGTGATGAATCCACACGAGCCGCTAATTGTCGGTGCCATGATCGCGGCGTTTTCGACAGCATACGGCTTCTACCTTGGCGGCTCTAAAGTGGGCGCTGAGACGGCGACCAAAAACGCAGACGCGCTGGCGAAGGTGACAGAGCAGCCCACCGGCAAACCCGACGACCCCGTACACACCGTAGAGGAACGCTGATGGCTGCGCTTCGTCATGAGCGCGTAACAGCGCTGCCGGCGCAGACGGTGCCGAATACAATTTATTACGTGCGGGCGCCAAGTGCGTCATACGTGACAGAGTACATCACGGGGAATGATGGGATCGCTTATCCGGTCGGCGGCTCGCCTGCTCCAACGCCAACGCTGGATACCACGCCCGGCAGCAGCACGCTTTCCGCCATGCAGGTGCAGGGCGCTGTTCCGGCCTTCGACGCAATCGACGCGCGCTTAGAGGCACTGGGGGTATAGATGGCCTACGATCCGACAGCATCCATCGCGAGCATCCTGGCGGGCTTCGATAGCCGTCTATCGCAGGCAGAAGCTGCTACCCCGACGCCTACGCCCAGTCCGACCTTGGGCGCTCTCACGCTGGCAGCTCCATCGGTGCAGGAAGGCACCGCAGCCGACACCGTCCTTTCCGGCATCCTGGGCAAGACGGCGGGCTCGACCCTCAGCATCGCGGACAGCGCCGGCAATCGCTTCGCCGTGTCCGGCACCGACCTCATCACGGGCACGGTCGCGACGGATTATGAGACGGCCACCAGCCACGTCATCACGATCCTTGAATCGCTACCAGGCGCCACGAATACGCCGCGCCCGACCAATTTCACGATCACCGTCACCAATGCGCTCGACGGGCCCGTCCTGTCTGCGCTTGCCCTCTCCGATACGTCCTACCTTGTCGGTACGGCTGAAACGGGCACCATCCAAGGTGCCACGGCCGGCAGCACCATCACCGCAACGGGGCTTCCTGCTGGCCTGACGATCGATGGGCCGGGTCGCACCTTCTCTTGGTCAGGCTCGGGCAGCGCCGGCACCTCCACGGTGCAGCTCACCGAGACGCTGGCGGACAGTCCGAACAGTCCGCGCCTTTCGTCTTTTGGCGTCGTGGTCGCAAACGCCACACCGACTACCGTGACCTATACCGGAGCGCAGATCGCGCCAGCCATCGCAGGCGGGCGAGACACGCGGACGCCCGGCCGGATCGGCATGGTCGCGAACAACTCCGCAGCCGACTGGATGGTGTCCGTCGTGCCTTTGCTCGTTAAGGGCACGAAGTGCGGCCTCGCCATCAACCCTGGGGATCAGCCGGCCGACTTGGTCGAGGTCCGGGTGGGGTCAGGCAACTATCAGCTGGCGAACCTCGTCAACGGCTATTTTGAGCCCGCCGAGGGCCTTCTTACCGGCCCTGAAACGCTGGTCCTCTATCGGGTTCGCACGCCGTACCTCACCAATGCCTCTATTCCCACGGACAGCACGCCGGTTGCCTATGCCTATGGCGTGAACCCCTACATCAAGTACTTCTCTGGATGGACCTCGCCAGGCGACGGCGACGGCGTCCCGCACACCGCACAGTGTCTCGTGAACAATGCGCTTGGCGGCTACTCGCCGGCCAAGGTCAAGGTCAGTGGCGGTTCGCTGGAACTGACCGACCAGGTCATCGGCCTCCAGATCATGTGCTCCGAGGACACGATCATGGTGGCGAGCCACTTCCGGTACGTGAGGGTAGAGTTCGGGAACAACCCGCCGGTCACGCTGGACTGCGGCGCGGCCATTCCCGGCGCAGCGTCCGTGTCGGCGCCAGCTGGCATCGCCAAGCCCTACGTGCTCACGGTGATCGCCGGAAGCGCGGGCCAGCTGAGCAATCAGGACGGCACCGCCTATCCCAACATGCTCTCTGTCGGTGGAACCGCCGGCATGGTCGGACGCGCGGCCGTGTCCAGCCGTCTCTACTACGCGGCGTTCGGCGACAGCATCACCCACGCAGACCACAACACCGGTTCGCAGCTGTCGCACGCCGTCGTCGCGGCCAGGGCGCTCGGTCGCATGCCAGCGGTTCATGCGATCAGCGGCAGCACGATCGGTTCCAATAGCTCGCGAATGCGTGGTGTCCTTCAGGCGCGCACCTACACCGCGGCATGGATCATGGCCGACTTCATCGGTCGAAATTCCGTCACGAGCGGAGGCGGAGGCGATGGGTTCTCGACGGCCGACCAGGATATTCTCGCTGGCGACATCAGCGCCTTCCTGGCGACCGGCGCGGCGCGGTTGACGATGTTCGGCCTGTTCCCGCAAAAGTTTCCGAACAGCTCTTCGCAGATCCAAGCCAAGGTCACGGCGGCCAACAGTCCGCGCGTTCGCTTCCAGAGCACGGCAGGGTCGGGCTATTCCGTCTCTACGCTACCTGGCGACGCGGTCCACCCTGACGATGGCGGTCAGAATGCGGCAGGCTTGCAGGTGGCGGCCGATCTTCAAGCGGCAGACCAGTGACCCTCTGCCTCTACCTCTCGCCCGGCGGCTTTCCAACGGTGGAGGTGGACGGCCGGCCAGTTCAGCTGACTCGGCACCAGACCCGGATCATGATGCTGCTGGCGAGCGATGCGGACGTGCTCTTCTACATGGAAGACTTCTACGCAGCCCTTTGGGGCGCGAACGGCGAAGAGCCCCTGAACGCCGCGAACGTCGTCAACGTCATGATCTGCAAGCTGCGGAAGATTTTGGGCCCTGACGCTATCAAGACGGGACCGGCGGCAGTCAGACGCTTCAACGGCTTCATATCGCCAGGCAGGGCGCCCCGCGGCCACCAGCTTGGCCCATCCGTCCGCGTCTTCAGCATCCTGGAAGAGATACCACGCGCACCGGGATGCTGAAGA